AAGTCATATACTCGCCAATCATGTAATTTTGTATTTCCCCACATGAACCAAAATATGACTGGTGAATTGAGACCTAGACCTACAAATTTCAAAATATCTGAAAAGGATGGACAAAGATTAATTAATGGAGAAGAAACAAGTATTGAAAAAGGCACTGATAAATATTACAATGTTCAGCAATATGTTGATAGTATTACAGAATTTGTAAAAACATTTGATAGATGGTTGGCAGAAAAAGATGATGAGGATCAAAAAAATAAATATACAATATTGGATGATGTAGAATCTTATTCTAAAAAATACAAGGGAGATTATGCAGCATTCCACAAAAATGAGAAAAAGAAATCAGGACTATATAATGCATTACACATGTGTTCAGCAAAATTTTTGAATGTGATATTTATTACTTTGAAATCCAAAGGACCAGTGTTAGTCTACACTAACTATGTGTTAATGGAAGGTTTACAAATATTCAAAATCTATCTGAAATACTTTGGTTTTACAGCATTCCAACCATCAGATGCAGGTAAAGAGGGGTTAAGATATTCTGAATATCATGGTGGTATTGATATGAAAGAAAGAGGTAAAAATCTAACTTATTTCAATGATGTTTCAAATAAGTATGGTAAAATAAGTAAAATAATGATGATTTCACCCGCTGGTGCAGAGGGTTTAAACTTGAGCAATATTAGACAAATTCATTTGATGGAACCATATTGGCACGAGGTGAGAATGATTCAAATGATTGGTCGTGGTGTGCGATTTTGCAGTCATCGAGATTTGCCAAAAGAAGAACGACATGTAGATGTCTACAGATATAAATCAGTCAGGAAATCCGGTAAATGGACAACTGATCAATATATTGAAGATATGGCACGTGGTAAAGAGGGATTAATACAGTCCTTTTTAGATGCAATTAAAGAGGTTGCAGTTGATTGCGCACTCAATAAAACACATAATGCATTAGTACAAGATTATAAATGTTTCCAATTTGAAGAACCATCATTATTTGATGAACAGATTGGACCAGCATACAAAGAAGATTTATATGATGATTTAAAAATGGATAATGGTAGTAACAGTGTAAATTCCCAGACAATGAGAATTAAAGTAATAAAAATAGTGGCAGTCAAACAATTAACTAAAGATGATGGCACTACAAAAGTAAAATATTCAAAATCAAATGCATATTGGTATAATCCGGCAACCGGAATTGTATATGATTATGAATTACACTATGCAATAGGAAAAGTAGGTTATGATGCAGATAATTTACCCAAGAAATTAGATAAGGACACATATATCATTGATAAAATGATCCCTATTCCAATGATTGAAGGTGATGATGAATAATGTTGTTTAGATAAATAAAATATTTGAACAATCTTACAAAATAGCACAACATGAATTCATTTTCTTTGCTTGTTTTTGAAATGCTTTTGCATTTATACTCAGCTGATGGGATTTTTCCACTAGGTCAGTCAGCAACTCACCTCTTTTTAATATTTCATCAATATTTTTTAGCATTACAGTATGTACATCAGATAATTGATCTTTTATTTTAACAATGTTGTCAAATGTTTTGGGATCCTGATGTGTTTTAATGAATTCATTCAATATTGTTTCTGACATTGTGTCTGCCGGTATTTTCATTAATTCATTGATCATATATCTCAATGACGACATGGCAAATGATATATCTGTGATAATGACAATACAAATATCTTCTATTTTGCAACATGTTATCTTAAATATATTCTTGGGTGCAACCTCATAATCAAGAACAGTCAATCCAGCAGGTGCTCTTTCTTTAATTAAGTTTGTTGCAAAATGTACATATTCACGAATTGTTGATCTTATAAAGTATGAATAATGGTCTAATTTGTCAGCAAATGTTATTTTTGTCGGTGATGTAAATTCTATAGAGATCGTCATAATGAACTATAGTATAAATAAATTTAAAAACAATAACAATAACAATATGTGTTTTTAATCAATTTTTATGAAAAAATTGATTAAAAAATTAGCATAGTACTTATCATATATCATAACATTTGTTTACAAATTAGAATGGTATCTACAATAGTTAGTTTGGTGGAACCTTATTATGGTGTTGGAATATGTGATAAGGTAGAATTAGACACATTAAAAAAAATAAAATTTGATACATATGATCTGGTAACAAATTTTTTATTAGAACAAATGTCAATCAAATCATTTTCTCCAACTTATACTCTGTATAAAGTTGACATAGTGACTCATTTATGCTCACATCATTTGGACATAGTTACAGAGATTAGCAATATGTATCACACAACATTACAGGCAACAGATAAGTTACTCATGCTGCATACATTATCACATAGCACATTGATATTGTTTTTGTCCGAACATCAACATAGATTAAAGAGATATGTATTCTTACCAGTAATGTTTGGTCATGAACTAGAAAAAAATGGACATTGTGCATCATTGGCATTTGACACATTTGAAAATAAGGTATATTTTATTGATCCAAATGGTATAACAACATATTTTGACAGACTTTTGATAGATCTATTTACTTATCACAATAAAGACATCCTATTGTTACCACTGAACGACATAATTATCAATACTGAAAAGTTAGTTGAGATACTATTTCAAACATATATTGCAGATTTAAATTCTAAATTTGATACAAAATTTGAATTTGTGTCAAAACAAATTTGGAATAAATCAGGATTTTCGGTTAACAAATCATTATCAACCAGTGTGATTGGTGTTGGACATTGTGTCATATCAACTATTTTAATCAATCATTTGTTGCATATGAGTCAATCAGATATTTCTGTTATCATAAAAACTTTGGGATGTATGCCAATTGAAGCAAATATTGAAATTATCAACAACTATTCAATCGGGATTACAGATTTGGTTAAACAGCTTAAATAATTTTACATAGTTACTTTATTATGACCAGTCATTTTGATATTGTAATGAGCCCATTTAGAATTACAAAAGATAAATATGAATCATTATACATATTTGTTGTCCATGGTGCAACTATTGAATTTTTTATTGAAAAAGTAAATAAGATACTAGGTATAATTGACCAAATTCAAAATACAATCAAGAAAAATTACATTAAGAAACGATTGTATTTATTTTTAGAATATCTGTCTAATATTAAATCAGAGACAATCATTGATAATATTTTTTTGATTGATGATATGGTACACACAATTGATCTTGAAAAATCTTGGAAAAAAACACTGGTACATTTTCAATGTGATCCAGTCACAGTAAAATATGATGATACTTATAAAATTGATTGGTTAAAATCTTATCTCCTTGATGAAACATATACTAATGTTATTCATGTTAAAAATAATGATTTGAAACATTATCATCTCAATTCAACTAAAAAAAGATTGCATTCATCCCAAACATCAAAAAATATGAATATGCAAACATATATGGAAACAAATATTCCAGCAAAACAAATATGTATTGTCCATGGGGTTTCTGCAGCATTGAAAACAATAAATGATTCATTAGACGGATTTACAAAAATTTATAAATGTGACAAAAGAGATGATGAAATTTTATTGGATATTGATAAAATACAAAATGTAGAAGTATCTAAACAATTGGACATCTGGTTATCTAAATTATTAGATCCTAAAGAAGGCAGCAAAATAGTATTTGGTAAAGATATAAAAACATCCATACAAAATAAAATGTTAAAAACTTTATTTTGTTCACCTGATGTTGCTTTACAAGTTAATCAGAAAATTAGTCAAGAACTAAGAGTTTTTGATTTAATAATAGTCAAAAGTCATGGTGTTGATGTGGGAAAAAGATTAGCAACTGAATTTAGTGGAGCTATAGGTATCAAATTTTATTGAGGAGCTGGCGGAACTTCTGATTGTGGACTATTATTGGAAATATTGTCGAATGGTTCTACTTTGGTTGGTAGGCTATATGATTTGAGAATATCGAGAACACTAGTGTGAAGTGTTTTTATCTTTGTTAATTCTCTAAAACAAATTTCTTTATCAACAATAATACTTTCCCTTTTCACTAAATCTTCTTCTTTTTGTTTTAGTGATTGGTCTTTATTTTTCATATAGTCATCCCTTTGTTTCAGGTCATTAAAATACAACACTGATATAATAATTGCATACATCAATAACATTAATATCAATACATCACTTACTGAATCTATCATATTTATACTATTGATTATCAAAATATTTAAATTCAAATTGCATGCTATGGGGTGAATTGAACTCATGCAGATCATCTGTGTCATCAGGTTCACAGTCAGATTCTGTATCTTTGATTTGAATAACTAAATATTTGAGTTCTCCAATTGGTTTATCGAATTTCCCAAACTTGTGTTCAACTTTTCCAGATGGCTTGATGACTGCAAATGGTTTAGTTTTTGAAATATTTAAAATATAAATGTATAAGGGTGTACTGTTAAACACATGATGTTTTTCAGATGTATATTTTGATGATAATGAATATTTGGGTTTAGTGAAACCTAAAAACTTTGTAATAGAATTTTCTGTACAATCTAATCCAAAACTTTCATCACTTTCAAATGTAATTTTTGAATCTTTAGCCATTTTTGCTTTAACAGGAACATCATTTTCTTCTAATGCATCATTAATACTTTCTAATAATTCATTAATTTCATGTGAACCATTTTCAAATGTGAATACTTTCATTTCATTACCATACACAATAGACAAACTGTTTGATTCATCTGTTACAACAGGAGTACTTGACATTGTGTGACTGCTCAATTTAATTTCTGACACTTGTTTGAGTGAATCTGTATTGAGATAGTCTTCAAATTTAACTAAATAATTGCTATAAAATTCAGGTTCTGACACATCATCACATGAGTATTTTAGTATAGTTGTTTTTGTTTTGCTATTTAAACTATTGGGTTGTTCTTCAGACGAATCTGAATTACAAAGAGTAACATTCTTTTCTTTCTGTTTTTTAAGATTAAATGTCACATTCTTAACTTGTTGCTTTTTATTGTTGGATTTTGTGTTGGAGTCAGATGATTGATCAGATGTTGTATCTTGTTTTTTATGAATCTTTTTTTTTGGTTTTTCCTCTGATTCTGATGATGAATTTTGTTTCTTGTTATTTTTTTTCTTTGGTTTTTCTTCTGATTCTGATGATGAATCTTGTTTCTTATTATTTTTTTTTTTTGGTTTTTCTTCTGATGAATCCATTTCACTTGACTCTTTTTTTGATTTCCCTTTTTTTACAGTTTTGACAGTATCATCAACTACCTTATTAACAACATTTTTTAATGATGACTTTTCTTTTAACTTTTCTTTTTTCATCTGAATTAACATTTGTAGTAATTCTTTTTGATTTTTGGGTTTTTTTGGTTCATCTGAATCTTCATCCGAGTCAGATGAAGATGAATCATGTTTATTTTGTGTGCGTTCAAGTGTTTTTGCCCTATCGACAAGATCTGCTATATCATCTGATGACATATTTATAATATCTTGTGGATTTAACCCCAATCTCTCAGCAATTGACACTTTCTGTGAATTTATTTCCTTTAATTTTGTGTTTAGTTCATCGTCTGTCCCATCCCTACCGCCCGTTATAAAATTTTGCGTATTGCCGCCAGACATCATTTGCATAAATTGCATCATTTGTTGCATCATCATGGGATTCATTTGTCCCATTGGATTTTGTTGCATGCCCATCATTGGGTTTTGTTGTTGCATGCCCATCATTGGGTTTTGTTGTTGCATGCCCATCATTGGATTTTGATGTTGTTGACCCATCATTGGGTTCTGTTGTTGTTGCATACGCCACATCATCTCCTGTTGACTCATTTTGCCTGAATCAAAATTATTCATGCCCATATCAGCACCTCCAAAACCACCTTGTTGCATCATCATTGGATCCATTCCACCCATCATGCCCATATTTGGATTCATTTCCATCTGTCCAAAATCACCATCGTTCCTTTTTGGTCCACCGTCAAAAGATAATAATGCTGGATCAAATGGTAACTTTCTATTACCACCACCCATGCCACCCATGCCACCCATGCCACCCATGCTACCCATGCCACCCATGCTACCCATGCCACCCATGCCACCCATGCTACCCATACCATTATCCATACCACCATTGCCACTCCACATACCCATAGCAGGATTAAAACCGGCACCATCATAATCACCTTGACGTTCCAACATACGACGCTCTAATTCACCGGCAATTTGTTTTTTATCACCGCCTAACATTTGATCATTCATATTAACACCTAACATGAATTTTGCACCCATTTCACCATTTGCCGCAATAAATTCACCTGGACCATTTGCAATAGGAGCATAACTACTACCACCACCATCCATCATACCAGATAGACCACCCGATTTATCATTCGAACGTTTACCAGACCGGGCATTGGGTTTACCACTCGGGCGACCACCTGAACGTTTTGACTGCTTATCTTTTAATCTGCTATAATAAGCTTTAGTGCAGTGGTCTACACCTTTTTTATTTAAATATCGCAATACTTCTTTTGAAGTGCCTTTACCAATGGCACCTCGATAGTTCTCAAATATAGTGGGCATCTGACTTTTAATCATTTCGTGACAAAGTTTGAGACGACTCGAATCATCTATATTGAGAGCTCTACCGAGGGCTTTGGTAAGGGATATTATATTTTCATTTGAAAAAAAATATTTTTGGATTGTACTCCCTTCCATTATATATATTAATCAGGTTTTATAATCCATATATTGGCGCGATCACAGAACTTTTTTTATCATATGAATACATTATAATGAGTGGTTTCAATCCTAATTCATACCAGATGATGGCTAATGCAAATATGGGAATGTATAGTTATCCTCAAAGAATGCAAAAAACACAACCTGTAATACCAAGACAAGATTTTATAAATAAGGGTCATGTTGTGCATGATAATATGGGATTAGATTTACGATCAGAAAATATAACTGAATATCAATTATATATTAATAGTATTGATAGAGACACAAAAGCATATCCTGATCCATTTAAATTCAGAACAACATTTGATGGAATTGGTGCACCGGAACCAAAAATAGATAGAAAATTTAGAAATATCAAATATTTCAACATTGAACAAGTGTTTTTGCCCAGAACAAATATTTTTACAATAACAGATGATACATATTCACTTATTGATTCAAGTGGTGGTATTAATGATTTGACAAGTCATCGATTTTTAATACTGAGACTGGAAGAATTATCATCAACACAAATTTATTCAACTGGTTTTTCTATAACAGATACATCATTTATTTTAGTACCTGATCAATGTGCAGGTGATGGTGTATTATGGAAGGCAAGTTGTCATTCAAGAGTATTTCCAACATCAAGTTTGGGCAAATTATCTAAATTAACACCAGTGTTATATGATGAATTTGGAAATCAGATAACAATTATGAAAAGAATTGCACCGGGAACAGATGTGGCATATGATTTGGCAAATGATCCTAATCAATCCAATCCAAGTCCTGATTTGATAGCTCTAAATAAATCAATGCAAGTCTATTATTCATTTATGCTGGGAGTTATTGAAATAGAATTGAATACATTACCAAAGTTTGAGAGATAATGTCATTTAGTCATAAATATATTATCTACCAAACTTTGAGAGATAATGTTAATTATCTACCAAAGTTTGAGAGATAATGTTAATTATCTGCCAAACTTTGAGAAATAATGTTAATTATCTACCAAACTTTGAGAGATAATGTTAATTATCTACCAAACTTTGAGAGATAATGTTATTTAGTCATAAATATATTATCCGCCAAAGTTTGAGAGATAATGTTAATTTCAAAGGATCATAAAAAAAAGTTTTTATCAAACAATCATATAAATCAGATGATTCATAAGATCTACATTATTGGAATAATCATAATAACAATTATTATTGGGATACATTATTATGTACAGGAAAATGATTACAGAATAGAAATGGAAAAAATAAATCAATTGGAAGCTGAAAAGATTAAAATGCAACAACAGTTAGAAATAATTAGATCTAAAACTGTTCCATGTCATGTACCAAATCTGAATAATCCAAGAAGCTGTTATATTGACTCTGGCTATGTGTGTAGTTGGAATGCTGAGGCCAACAGATGTGATAAAAAATAAATCAATCATCAAAATTCATTTTCAAACTATCCATTAAACGGTGCAATCTTTTGATCTGCTTAGCATCAGCTATTTTTTGTTTTGTATCTGTTATTTTTTGTTTTGTTTCAACTGTTTGTTGTTTTATTTTGGGTACATTGGATATATTTTTTTGCAATGAAATAGATGAAACTTTTTGATATTTAGAAATAAGTTTAGCTATATCATCTTTTTCCTCTGATAATGGAAAATCTTCAGAATTATCAGATATTATTTTACTTTGAACTATATCAATAGATTCTATATTTTTTGAATTTTCATGATTAGTCAATTGACTTTTTAAATTTTCCTGTCTACTTTTGAGATCCTTATATCTTGTTTTGAGTTTACCATCTTTTTTAATTTTGGTAATTTCATCCTGCAATTCAGCAAAGATATTCATTTTTTCATGTTCATCAGCTGCATTTTTCATTCTAGTTTCTGTTAATTCTTTTAATATATTGACTTTATTTTTTATTTGTTCAAGTTCTCCGGTGACACTTAGCAATTCATTCAATATTGTTGATTTATCTGACATAAACTATATAATATCAAAAGTTAAACTTTTGTATTATTGAAATACACATTGCGACACTTATTAATTTTTCTGTCAGGAATCTGGGATGCACATATATTTTCAAAGCTATCTCCTCTTAATAATCTTAAAATAAAATTAATTGAATATACACCACATTCAGAATTTTCTTTTTGGTGTCTATGTTTATTATAATCAACAACAATTTGTTTATCTGGTATTCCTAGTCCTGTTTGACAAAATCGTGCAATACGTCTCATCAATTTTCTAACTCTAAGTTCTGGTTCAATTCCATATGAATCAAAATAATATATCTTTGCATCTTTTAAATTTGCATACATTGCAACCCAATGTGATCCAGATTCATTATGATTATCCAAATTAAATACAACCCCCAATTGTGTTTTTCCAGAATTTACCAATTCATTATAATTTAGATTTCTAATGCCAAACCGTTCAAAATCATCAAAATCCATTGGTACAGTTCCTAAAAATTTAAACTGAGGATATCTTTGTTCATATTGACCCATCACATCATCAATATGCAATGTATTTAACCATTCAAATTTGCCTTTTGGTCCTGATGGTCTAAAAGTGTGTTTTTCCAATTCTTCTTTGTACAATGTATCCATCTGTTTAACAAATAACTGAGATGCCCATGATCTTTGTGAACCATTCATTTTTTTATTCATTTCTCTTAAAATATACTTTTTGTATTTTGGTGGATTTAGTATTTCATATTGGGGGAATAATTTAATTTGTCCTTCTGGATGTTGCTGATTGTAGGCATTTGCCATTGATATTAATACTTTTAGTCTAATGCATGAACCGGACTCAAATGTAACACCAGGTGCACATCTTTTATCCTGTTCATTTGTAGGTGCAACTTCTGCTGAATCAATACTATCAATCTTATCCATTTTATATACTATAATCATTTTATAAAGTTTTTAGATGTGCCTATAAAAAAAATTATTATGTAAGGCTTAATGCCTTCTCAATATTTTGTTTAAATATTGTAGAACTAATTTGCTTACTCACGAGATAATATTGGTAATTTTCACCGTTTGTTTTTGCATAAAATCCAACAATTGATGCTGTATCATTTAATAATAATCCGTGTGGATCCCTATAATAAACATTTTCATCAATCACAATTTTATCCAATACATAATCATCGGGGTTTTTAAGTTCAGTCTTACCAACAATTTTTGCCAAAATTATATGTTTATCTTTTTTTAATTGGGGATACATATTGATCATTTTATCAATCACATCAAGTCTAGCCTTTAGTATATCCATTTTTGTGGTTGTTTCAGCTGAACTATCTATTTGTGGTTCTATAGATGACATTTGACTATTTCTATTAATGGTTTAGTAATTTTATTTGCTTTTGATTTATCAATTTTTTTGATTTGCTCATTACCCATAAAATTATTATTCTATTTCATGTAATTTTGTAAATATGTCACTCATTTTTAATAAAAACAATAGAAGCTTCAAAAATATTCAATAAATAAAAATTGATAATATGAATCATTTGTATAACCATAATATTTTTAACCCTAAAATCATATTGGCACCAGATGTCCACTAAACCCGAGCATATCACTACAGAGTTATCTGAATTAGATACTGAACATGAATCCATTGAGCCAGTTGATTCTGTTTTAATGGCCAAGATTACAGATCTGTGGAATTTGATTATTAACAATGATCATGATGGTATCAAATCATTCATTTCATCATCTGGGATTGAGTGTGATACTTCATATGCCACATATTGTGAAATTCCTAGTTGTACATGTTTTGACCACAACTCTATCAAGTCATACTTGATAGTTTTTCCGAATGGTATTAAGGGTTTTGATTTGCCAATTAAATTTGATACAATCAAACTTCTTTTTGATATTGGTTTTCTAAAGAGGGATGATGTTGACTTTTTGGTTGATTATATGCGATACACCAACTGTGACAAGAAGTTTGATATGTTGATGGCTATTGTTGGTCTGTATGACAAAACTGCTCTCAAAAACTGGCGCAGTACTGATTACAATGAAACACTTTTGCATGTTGCATTTGGAATTCACCACAGTAATGCCAGAACGTCTGCATGGGAACATTTTATGTTTTACCTAATTTATTGTGTGGAAATTGATGTCACTGTAAAGCTTCATGACAGTTCACAAGGTCCTGATCAGGATGGAAATGATACTGTTATGCTGTATGCAATTCGTGGAGGACATTGTAACATCATTCGAACATTGCATAAGCTGGGTCTTAATGTGAATGAATTTGACGGCGATTCCTATCACTACAACCGGACACACATTATGACTAAAGCGGTTGATGTCGGAAAAATGATTATGCGCAAAGACAAAAGTGATAAGATTTACTTGCAGCATTCACTTGATACACTATATGAGACATGTGTCGTTTTGAAAGAACTCGGATATGATTTTTCTACTGTTAACAAACAGGGGTCACGTCCACCGTGCAAAACATCAAAATCCAAGAAGACCGCTTCAAAATATGGTCACCGATTTGCGGATTTTTTAATGATCTATGGAATTCCACTGTATGATCCGCGATTTGATGCGTTCCTGTAATACTTTTGTTTATTTAAAAAATTGATAAAATTATTCTAACACAAAAATCATATAAATCATTAAATATATTAACACTTATCAATGATAGCAGTTCCCCCAAAACCTAAAAAAATATCAAAAAAATATGCTAAAATTAGTGAGCTATTGTCAGAATATGAGGAAGAATATGATTTGGATGGATTGAATCATGTTGTTAAAAAAATTCATGTTGATATGAATGAAAGTATTGATTATAAAAAAATCAGAAGAGCTATTTGCAAACATGCAACCATAACAACAAGTGATAAAGTTAAATTTGATTTGACTGCAGAAACTCCAATGAAATTTAGTCATCTTAGAAGTCACATGAAATTAAAATCTGCTCAGACTCAAGTAGAACAAAATAATGAGTCAGAGCCTGAGGTTAAACCTATCAAAAAAGGAGGATTTGGAAAAATGTTTCTCAAAAGTAATAGTGATGATGAAATTCCTGCTGTGAAACAACCTAAAAATGATTACTGTTACCCAACTGACAAACCATTTATAACAAAAAAACATTTAGATGGTAAATGTGAACCAATGGGAACACAGTGGATTCATGATGTTCAGACAGATGATGTGATTACTTCTATACATAAAAAAGCAACCGATGTTGTTAAACATTTAATGGAAATTGAATATCCACCTCAACGATCAAAAGAATGGTTTGCAGCAAGAAATAATGCAATTACAGCTAGTGATGGAGGATGTGTGGTTGGTGAAAATCATTATGAATTACCATATAAATTTATATTGAAGAAATTAGATAGAGCACCATTCATCAATAATGAATTTTGTTATCATGGGAAGAAATATGAAACAATTGCTACCATGATTTATGAGTATAGAAGAAATGTCAAAGTAGAAGAATTTGGTTTAGTTGTTCATCCTAAATATTCATATTTAGCAGCAAGTCCTGATGGTATTGTCGGAATGACTAAAGCCGATGGTATACATTTAACATCATTTGTTGGAACCATGTTGGAAATTAAGTGCCCACTAGTCAGAAAAATTAAAACATTTGGAGATGTCAAGGGAAACATATGTCCAGATTATTATTGGGTTCAGGTTCAATTACAATTAGAATGTTGTGATCTGGATGTATGTGATTTTTGGCAATGTGAGTTGGTTGAATATGAAGATAGGGAAGAATTTATTGATGATACAAATCCTGATGAACCATTCAGATCCAATGATACAGGTTTTGAAAAAGGGTGTGTTATTCAACTCTTACCCAAAAATAAATATAGTGTGTTTGTTGACAATGATGGCAAGATAGATTATAAAAAGTATTATGATGTAATGTATGAACACACATCGTTCATATATCCACCAAAAATAGAAATGTCACCAATGGAATGTGATAAATGGATTGCACAAACACTACAACAATTACATTCTACACATCCCACTTGTTGTTTTGATAGAGTACTTTATTGGAAATTAAATAAATCACATAATGTTGCAATTCCAAGAGATAGGAAATGGTTTGAGGATCACTTACCCATTTTGACAAAAACATGGAACTATGTTACTTATTTGAGACAAAATCCTGACAAGGCTGAAATTGTATTCAAATATATTGATTCCTTATTGAAACGACCTGATGGAAGTCTGATAGAAACACAATCTGAAAAAACAAGTGATAAAATTATGTCGGTTATTGATACATTATATAATGTACCAAAAGATGGTGATGCAAAAGGGGCTACCGAATATGCTAAAAAAGTGCTACAAATAAATGAAGAAATAGAAGGGAATTTAAAACCAAAGGAATCTAAGGTCGTAAAGAAAGTTGGTGGCAAATCGGCATTTGGAAAAAAGTAATATATGTTTTTTATTTATTACTGATATTGTTTAAAATTAAATTTTTATTATTTGGTTGTGGTGTTAAAAACAACTAAATAATAAAAAAGCCAATGTATAGGGGCTGTCTAATTTAGACCATTAGATACTTTTTTAATAACTTTTCCAATATTTTTTACCACTTTACGTGATTTAATATTATTTTTGTTATTTTTTGTATCTTTGCTCTTTTGTTGACTTTCCCCATATGCGACGCACTTTTCAGCTTGTCTTACAACTCTTCCCCCAAGTTCAGATTCTTTCTTCTCCGGAGCAGTTGCTTTCTTTCTTTGAAAGTTTATTGGTCTTTTTCCTGTTTTTACCAATTCTTCCACTATTTTTCGCATATTTCTTACCGCATTTGTTGGCAATAAAAGTGGAATCAATGATTTGAATGTCTGTTTTATTGTTTGAAAAATATTTATGTCTGAGTTGTAAATAAAACAAATTAAATATATCATTTTTAATAAATCGTTGAAAATGAAAATAAACAGATTTCCAAGGTATTGTAGATCTGAGATTTCTCCAACTGACACCAGTTTTAAGGACATAAAAAATATCATCGAGAATTTCATTGAGTTTATATTTAGAATTTGGATGATTTTTTGTATAAAGATGACCGATAGATTGATTTTTAAGAATAAAAGATTTTAGAGACAACATAAAATCTTCTTTTATAGTGGGCATATTAATATAAATTAAGAAAAAAGATATATGGTTGTAAATTAGACATCTCAATAATGTTACTCAGCAAAGAATCATACTCAAATTACAAAACATGGAAAACAACCTATCCGGACAACAAAGTCAAACTTGATTACTCATCTGTTAAATCATCATGGAAACCTATGTTTGATAAAATGAAGGAAGACAAACTATTTGTTCATGTTGATAAAATGTTATCAGACTGTTTGGCTGAATCTGGTGATGACATAATGATGCATCCACAACCAGAATTAGTTCTCAATGCATTTAAACTGACAGATTTTAAAAAGTTAAAAGTTGTTATACTTGGACAAGATCCATATTTTGATCATGAAATATGCGGCACTAAAAGAGTATCCCAGGCAATGGGATTATCATTTTCAGTGCCAATCGGTGTAGCAATTCCAAGTTCACTCAAAAATGTTTATGCAAATTTACAAAAATATAATCATCTCATGTCACCACCTAGTAATGGTAATCTTGAATTTTGGGCACATCAAGGAGTTCTAATGTTAAATACATCATTGACTGTTATTGATGGCAGTGCAAATAAAAATTGTCATCAATATGTTTGGAATAAGTTCACAGATTATATCATCAAATATATTTCAGATAATTGTGATAATGTGATCTTTCTTGTTTGGGGTAAAGATGCATTTGACAAAATGTGTCTAGTTGATTTGGATAAACATGATGCATCAATATCATCACATCCATCTGGTTATTCAGCAGCAACACCATTTAGAACATATCCAGCATTTAATGCATGTGATCATTTTGGAAAAGCAAATAAAATGTTAAAAAAATGGAAAAAAGATCCCATCATTTGGCAACCATAAAACATTTAAGGATACTTGTCATTTAATTTATATTATTATGATTAACTGGATAGCTGGCACTCTATGTTTATTTATATTCTATATTTCAGGACTAAATTTATTGAGTCTATTTGCTTTATTTGATGGAATTTATAATAGATTTACAAAATGGCACATAATATCAATCTTAGTATCATTGACAACATTATTGTTTGGCACATTTGGCATATTTTGGTTTGGCATGTGTTTGGGAATGTTGGCAGTTGCCAATAATTGGGAAAAAATAAGAATGTTTTTTGAATTGATAAAAAAAAGTGTTAGTTTAGCAAGTAAAATGTCCAATATATCTAGTGAACCCGAAATGACTAAAGATATTAAAGCACTTGAAAGCATGAATAGCAAAATTGTATGGATAACACAAAAATATGAAATAATTATGACACACTATGATCAAAAAATAAAAAATAAGTTAGTCAAATATACTAATGTCTGCATTGAAAGTGTACAGTGGAAATATATTATGAATTGTATAGAATTATGCAATCTGTTTATTTCATCTGTGTTTGATACTGTGGGAATGAATGCATTGTTGTTGTATAATGTATTGCAAAATGTGTATATAGTTAAGCTATTAAAAACAAAATATGATGATTATTGTGAAATGGGCAGATTTGCTTATGATTTGGTTAATTCAGATAATGGTGATCCAGTTGCACAAGATATAGTAACAGGGGAGAAATTAGTATTTGAAACTAATCCGATGACCAATATGACAATAGAAAATCAAACACAAATGGCAAATGAATTTTTAAATACACTTGCAACTATGATGAATGATGTTCCTGCTAATGTGGCAAAAAATGATGTGTCTAATTTTGATAATATGTTTGTTGATTTTCAAAACATGTTAGGATGTGAAATAGGTGATCTAACAGAGAAAAAAATTAGTTTGAGGCAAAAAAATAAAAAACCCAAACGTAAACACAGATAATAAATATAAAGGATTACAAAGATAAAAAACTAAAACAATGAGCATAAAAGATCTAATCAAAAATTATCAAGATCATGCAAAAGGAATAAATTTGCACAAAAAAAAGATTTCAGCCGGATTGGAAATTAAAAAACAGATATATGAGGATGCACTTCATACAAAGAAAATAGACACAAAAAAGACTGTATTAGATGAACCAGTTAAAAAAGCAATCAAGGAGAAAATTTCAGATTGGAAACTACTGGATGATTTGACTAATCACAGGGAACCCAGACAAGAATTAATACAAGAATCAAAACAAGAGGTAAAACAATTAATTCCAAAAAATGTATCTGAAGGAATAAAAGAAAAACAAAAAAAATATGTTGAGGCAATTAAAAAAGATAATGTTCATGACAATAAACAATGTGTCAACATATCAGAACAAAAATTTAATGAAAAATTATCTGATTGGAAATTATTGGATGCATTGGCAAATGGTAGTAAACCAGAAAAAAAGAATGATGATAAGAAAGAAACAGAGAAAATAATGAAGGACAAAAAAGAATCAGAAGATGAACCATCTGAGAAAGAACCAGAACCAGAGAAAACAATAAAACACAAGAAGAAAGATAAGAAAGAAATAGAAGAGAATGAAGAAGAACAAGAGAAAACAATAAAACACAAGAAGAAAGA